CCTCCAGATTTATTTCTTTCAAATTTAAACACCAATGTAAAAAATATTGACCAACTGAAGTAATGTTTGCGTCTTTACTAAATTTAATAGTTTTCAAATTTGGACATTCATACGCAAATTGTTCGCCAATTACAGAAAGTCCTGGCGAAGAAGAAAAATCTATGGCTGTTATTTTGTTTTGATATAAAAATGATTTTCCTATTGTTTTGAGTTTTTTTAATTTTGAAAAATCTATATTTTTTTGTCTGCCATAATATAAAAAATCATCTCGAATATGTTCAATATTTTCCAATGGTTCCAAATCTATTTTTGTTTCTGGCATTCCATGGGACTTATAACTCGGAATGATTGTGACTGGAAAATAATTCAAAACTGTCAAAGCTGGAAAACGTGATACAAATCCAAAACCAGATTCTTCTTCCACATCTGTCCCGAAATAATATTTGTTAATTATTTCGTCATTTCCATAATTCTTCACCAATTTATTAATAAAATCTTCATCCGCAACATATATGTGAATTCGTCGTCTCAAATCGTCATCAAATAATTCAGTTGTTGATAATTGAAATAAACAAAACAAGGTATTAACATCTGAATTCGCTTTTTTACTGACACTTTTAGATAAACCATCATTTGCATGAGACTTTGAAACTTCTTTAAATTTATTAAATGTGTTTTCCAAATCTTCGGAGGAAAAATTAATTTCTATAAAATTTTCTGTTGTGATGTTTTTTTTAAGCAAAATATTAATAAATTCTTTTTGTTTTTCGTCAGTTATGTGGTCATATTTTATTTCATCTTTTGTTTCTGGCAATTCCACATGATAATGACCATTTTTTAAATAAACCATAAATTTTTTATCATGTGCTTTTATCTGGATTATGCCAATTCCTCCTTTATCAACCTTTTCGGAAATTGAAGTAATTTTGCTACCTGCCAAGTCTGACCATGTTTTAACATTTGTCATTAAATTATTAAGCAGTTGTAACAGGTTGGGTTTTGGATTTTCTTTATCTAAATTCAATCCACTCATCATGTCAAATCCATACTCGGGTTCATCACATTTCTTACTGAATTTTATAAGTGTTTGTGATTTGTTGTTGATCAATTTGCTCCACGCATCACGCGCATTTAATTCCATTCCATAAATTTTAAATATTGATTTAGGTTGCGTTTGCAATTCAAAATTTTTAAATACTCTGTAATACTCAACCAATTCATCTATGGCACCTTTTTCTATTAAAAATCTTGTGTCAAATTTTTCTCCATCATAACATAATATATTAATTATATTTCTGGCTGTAACTTCACCACAGTCTGGATATGTAAATGAACTTGTATATCCTTTACAAAAGTGCTTTGATTGTTGTTGACGATAAACTTCAAAATCAGAACGAGTTATCTCTAATACAATTTGTTCAAATGAATTGTTGGCACTTGGACTGGTGCTTGGACTGGCACTTGGAGTGGTGCTTGGACTGGCTCTAGGACTAGCACTGGCTCTGGCACTGGCTCTAGGACTGGAAGTTGGAGTTGTTCTAGCACTGGCAATATGATTAAATTCAAGAGGAGGTTCTTTTGGAAATTGTGTGTTCACAATATCAAAAACCTCTTTAATGCCTTTATAATATTCATCAATACCTTCATCATTATCTGCTTTCCACCACACACAAAATAATATCATGTGAAAAGCAAAAGTATTATCATCAAATTTATCAACTTCATTGTCAAAAAATCTATAAACAATGGGAATTCTTTGATTCATTTTGCCGATGCTTTTTTTTACACGTGCCAGCTCTTCTTGTATTTCTGGTTTGTTATATTTTTCTGATGCATAATTTCCTTTTGAGTTTCTTACTGCTATTTTTTCTTTTCTAAATTTATTTACATATTTGATAGCAATATAGTTTCCAAGTTCTTTCAAAGAAACACCTGTCAGAATGCTTTTTGTTGGTATTATAATTCTGGATCCATGTTCTTCAATGCACGCCTGGACAATAAGTTCTGAATGTTTTATTATTCTTGTTTTTTCATAAATTTTTTGCATCTCTTCATATTCACTTTTTTCGGAAAAATATTCACTGAAATCGTTTATTAATCCTTTTTTTTTTAAAAAATACAAATTGGATATATAACCGGTTTCACACAATAATAATCCATGAATAGGATTCATGTATTCTTCCATTTGGGGGTCGGTAAACCTATTTATTCTAGATGATGTCGGATTAAATGGTTTTCCACCACCTCTGTGATACAAGTGTTCTTTGTTCATGTGTATATATTATTATAAGACTTTTCTAGTAATAATACAGCAATTATTTGTGTTTTCTTTTTCTAAAATCAATTGGCAACTAAATTGTATCTGCAAGGAAAATATCCATTGGTCGCAAAATAATTATATGATCCCGTAGATTTTCGGCAAACATCTCCCGGCTGATGTTCCGCATATTCATAAAATGCATCCGAGTCTATCCATCCTCCAAACAATAAAACATGCGTTGACGGCTTCAATATCGCATCTCCCTTTTTCATATCCGCCTTGGATATTTTTGTACATATTTCCTGCATGTTACTCGTCACATGCCCCCCACCCGATGTAGATGACGCCCAACAATATGACACATATCCCGAACAGTCTTGTCTGTATCCATCCTTAGTTGCCGTCTGCGAATATGGCACTTTTTCATCCACCCACACTTGGGCTCGCTTCATTATTTCATCATGTGTTATCGGTGACGCCGTATAATTTTGTCCCGACACCGATGTCAGAAAAAAAACCGCCAATGTAATTAATCTTATAAACATTATATAAATTTGTCAATATTTTATTTTTCGTTCAATGAATTTATAACCTTCTCCATCTCTCCCGTTCCCCTTAGGGAGGGGGTCAAAGGGGGGGCGAAGCCCCCTTTACTCATCCGTTGTGAGCAACCTGCACATATTTATCGCCTCGATATTTTCACTCTTGGGTTTGAACAGGTTATATATAATCGCATCGTCTCTGAATCTCGCAGTGTAGTCTTGCTGTACATTGTTTCTGCCAACACGTCCAAGTGCCTGGATCGTCTTTTGTTGCGACATATTGGTCAAATCCTTGCCAATGATTTCATGGCAAAACTGGTAATTGGTTCCGTAAATGTAGTCCGATGATGCAATAATCATGAACAGTCGTTTCTGATTGGCCATTTCCTTGACGATTTCGGTATAGGCTACATTGTCTTGGTACTCAAATGAACCAATGCCCAATAGCAACAAAATCTTGAGTCGGTCATCAATCGTGAGTTCCATCACGCGTTTGGTGGTTTCCGGGTCAATCGACGGAACAAATGCATTCTCTACGATTTTGGTAATCCACACTTCTTGATGGTCTGTCGTATTTGGAACATAAACTGTATTCAACGACAACACCTTCATTTGCGTTTTTAATTCTTCAATTTCGGTATCAATTCGGTCCGCCGCGGTCGTCTTCAAATCGTCAATATTCATATTGCTCTTATCCTTCACCTCAACACCCTTGAGTTCATCTTCCAACTTTTCTTGCAACTTTTCAATCTTTTCCAAAATCATATTGTTGTAAGCAATCTTTTGCAACATTTCATCAAACACCTTCTTGGGAATATTGGATTGCTGGATGTAAAAGTTGCTAATCGTGGATATGCTTTCTGTCAAGTAAATGGTCGGGCCATCGGTCAATGTGTGTGCATCCGCTGTTGTTAGCAAGATTCCACCGGATGCCAAAGAACTTGCCTTGGCTTTATCCACAAAAGATGGTTCCGCAGAAACACTGGCGGTTCTTGAAAGCGGTTTTCCAGACACAGATGATGAATTCGACAAACTGGATATTTTCTTTATCTCATGTTTCTCAAATTTACGCCTCATCATTGTTTCAACGTACTTGTAAATTTTGGGCCAAACATCTTCGTCAATGTTTTTCATAAGTTCCAAATAATACATTTTGATAGTGTTCATTTTAATCTTGCAAATATCGTTTTCAAAATAGCGACCAATCTGCAAATGCTCTGGAATATTGTCGGATTCCTGTAAACAATGAATGAAACGCAATATTTCGTTCAAATCAAAATAACGCAACAAAGTGCGATTTTCACTGCAATATTCAACGCATTCTTGCATTTCTCGGTATTTTTCAAACATATTGTGCGGACAAACGCAGAAACCCATTTTGTTAATAATCGAAATCGATTTGTTGAAATCGTAACTTTGAATGGTTGTTATCACCGGATTTCTGAATTTTCTGCGGAAATCCATAATCAACGGCATCAATTCGGTTTCGTTGGGCAAAGTCGCAGAAGACAACACAATGTTTGGTATTTGATTTTCGGACCAGTTCTGATGAATGATGGGATGCAACGGGTGCGATTCGCAATCCAAACCAATGGTTGGTTCGTCCCAATAAGTAATGATTCTGGACTTGTCATTAAATGCCATCATATAATACATTGCGGTCAAATACGACTTGGCATCGCAAATCATCAATTCCACCTTGTCTCCATATTCGTTGTTTATTTTGCCAATTCCGCCCGATTTTTTATTAATCTTATATACGGATGCAGCATAATTATGCAGACGAATGTCGGAGCCGGTTTCGCATCCAAATGCAAATGCAACACATTTGTGTGCGGATATGGCCGATTTTGCCAACGCCAATCCAACGTGTCTTGCAGCACAGACGAAAATAACGCGGTGATGTGGCAATAATCCGATTGGCGAAAGTGTTTTGCCAGTACCAGTGGGTGCAATATATAAAACTAGATTTGATTTGGTGTCGCGATTCACTTCGTGTGTCTCACGAAACCGGGTGAATAAACGTTTTTGGTGGTCGTACAATGAAATGTCTCCGTAATTGTAAAGGTTTGCATTTTTCTCAATAAACTCATATGCATTCTGGATGATGTTTGACAACGTGGTTTTCGAATTAACAAATTTTATGCAAATATCCATAAAATCCAAAACGTGCTTGTTTATGTTTTCTACCTGGATGTTTCGCAACTGAATTAGTGTGTATAAATAAAATGCGTATCGATTCTTCTCGGAATGAAACAATGTCATCATATCCTTCACGAAGTTGAGAAAGATGAACTCGATAATGGTTGGACGCATGGCATCAATGTTGGCATTCATATTCTTAATTCGGATTGAATCGGCTGTCTTAATCTTGTCCGCCTTGCCTTCCTTAATCGTCTTGTCAAAATTCACAATGGTGGGTTCCGTAGTTCTCGAAGTCTTTACAATATCCAACACAATCGACTGGAAGAAGTTCTTGTAGAAGAACGTCTCTATCATATCGCTCTTTTCAATCTTTGCATAACTGAGCAATGACTTGTTGTTGTTTTGCTTGATATTTACGTTGTGATATCCGGCAATGATTAAATCGAGTACGCGCTTTTCGGAATCTAATACGGGGACTTCTACTGAGTCCCATTCCGCCTTGGTTAGTTTAGTTTGTTGTGTGGTATCCATTTTTTTTGCTTGATTAATTAGTTCTTGATTATGTATTTAATACTTATCTTTTTAAGTATTAACTATTTTTCAATTTTAAAGGAAACCGTAGGTTTCCTTTTGAACCTTCCTTTATACCTCGCTTTGCTCGGAGGATCACTTCAAGGGAAGGGGTCGTAGGGGAAAGGGCCTCCGGAGCGTCGCTAGACGCGACGCACCTTATAGCATCCGTAGGATGCAAGCGCCCGACGGCTTAACCGTAGGTTTCCCTACTGAAAAAGAGACAAATCAATATTGCATTTTCTTTCTGGTTTCGGTTCATCATCTTCATCATCATCCTCTTTTTTCGCAGTTGCTTCTTTTTTGGTTTTCGGTTCATAAACCACTTCCCAACCACTTGTATCTGGATTATAGGTTGAGCTATTGGTCTTGATAATTCTATAATTCTCTTTTTTGAAAAATGCCCTTCTCTTTACCCATTGTTTCTGGAACGGTTCATGGCTATCTACAATATCCACCACAATCGGCATTTCATGGTCTGATCTGAGAATTCTTCCCACTGATTGTTCAATGTCTGTTTTGGGTGTCACCATCACAATCGTGCAAAGGGTTTTGATATCTAACCCTTCCGCCGCCATCGCATAAGTTGCAATCACTACTTGTTTATCTTCTGTGACTTTTAGTGCCGACTCCTTCATTCCGCCAACATAGTATCCCACCGTCGCAAATTTCTGCTCCACAATTGCATCATGAATATAGGTTAAAATGCTTCGATTGTGTGCAATCACCATGATTTGCTGTTTTGGGTTCTCTACAAACATATCTTTTAAAACGCGAATAATAAAATCAGTACGCGGTTGATAATCACACAACTTGGATATCATCGTGCTGAAAGCCGGATTTCCACGGAAATCATACTCCACCTTGGCAAACTCGCGGTCGGCGCTTTGGTACTGAATTGCCCGCACCTGCACATACCGTTGTTTCTTCTCGGTCATCCTGTACAAAATATCACCCAAAAACATCTTGAATACATAGGTGGTCCCGTCCTTTCTATCCATGGTTGCCGAAAGACCCAGCGTATATTTGGTGACAATCTTGAATAGAGAACACGAAAATACTTCCGAACCAATGTGATGCACCTCGTCAATAAGTAGCATTCCGAACGACGAAAATACAGAATCCGCATAATCCTTCATGGAGAGACTTTGCAACATTCCAATAACGATGTCTTTGCCCTCGATATCAATAATTTGACCCTGGATTCTGCCAACGCGCGCTGTCGGCAAATACTGTTGGATTCTTTCCATCCACTGATTGAGCAAAAACTCCTTATGCACGATGATAAGTGTCTTCTTTTTCATAGTGGAAATGATGTTTAGCCCAATGACCGTTTTGCCCGCACCGCACCCAAGAGTCACCAATCCGCCACTGCACGACTTGGTATATGCTTTTACAACATCTTGTTGATAATCGCGCAATGAACCAGCGAAAGGGACGTCGATGTCGTCGCCTTCGGGGATTTTGACCTGCTTTGGAACACCAAAGTTCTCAATTCCGAAAAAACGGGGAACATAGATTTTCTGGGTGGATTCGCGATAAGCGGGGAAAGAAGCGGTTGTTGCCATTGGCGCACCAGGAGTTTGAGGACGGATAGTCAATGTGTCTTTAATATATTTGAGCTGATCTTCTGTTAATTCAGATTTGAGTATTGTGTATCCCTTTGGACCAAGATATGTGGAGAGAGTTTTAGGCATTTCTTGGAAAACGGTTTTCTTGGGTTTCTTATAAAAATTTGGTTTCATATTTTTGAACTACATATTTATTTAGAATTATTTCTAATTTGTTTTCAAAACTATTAGGGGAACCAAGGTTTCCCTTAAGGGAACTCGTCGTATTCAGAGAAGCTTTGCTTCTCTTACGCCTTATGATCCCATACTTAAA